ACCCGTCACGTTCTTACGCAAGTTAGCAATCTGCACCGTGTTATAGATGCGTTGCTCCGCCTGCTTGATCATCGTATCGATGGTCGTTGTGTCAAATGTATTCTGCGTGTAATCTTGTACCGCAGCTACGAGTTGTGTGTACGTCATTGTCATTGTATTAAGCCATTGGGCCCCGAGCCATTACGCCCTTGGTTGCAGCACCTGTGCCACGCATTTTGATACCAGTTGTTTTCACTGATTCATCGCCAGCAGATTTACTATAAGCGCCAACGCTCATATCAAGCGTATCAAGTTTGCTTTTGTTTGGTTCTTTGCCGGGATTGGTAGAAGCTTTAACTTCTTTACCAGTCATATCGTGTGGCTTGGCGTAGACCTTGGCATCACCAACTTCTTTGCCCATCATCTTCTTGCTAAATGTAGCCATTATTTGCTCCCAGATTTCTGGTTCATTGCACGAGACATATTGCGACCCATTGTCTTGCGATCCATACTTGTAGGGCCACCCTTTTTAAGCTTCAATGTAGTACCTTTACCACCTTTGTGCTCTTGCATGTCATGCTGTTTGAAAGCCTTTTTAATAAGTGCTTTGTCTTGCTTGACATCCATTTTCATGTCTTCTTTCATATCACTCTTTGCCATGATTATCTCCTTAAGATACCGATACTGTACCAACAAATGTTGTTCCCACCAAGTAGTTTAAAGTAAGACTTGCATCAAACTCTTTACTACCACCAACTGGATTCCAGCCCCACTGAATATCCCTCGAACCTCCAGTAGGTACTCCACCACTTGGATCTGTGCCTAACTGTAACCCATTCAATCCAGCCGTTACATATGTCGTATCCTTACGAGGATTACGCAAAGCCTGTGGGTCATAGACTGGAAAAGTTCCTAGCATCAACTGAGGCTGATCGGGATCCCAACATTCTTCACAAACTAACAACTGATACTTACGCTGTTTGATGATCTCAGTCTTTAGCTTTTTCAACAAATACTGTTGGCCACAGCGATCACATTCCGCAATCGCTATTTTGCCAGAAGCAAACTGATTAGGCATTAGACAATCCTTCCTTTTGTCTTTCCTCGCTTGGCTACGCCATCTGCACGGGAAGAAGCTGATATTACACCACCCTTTTTATTAGGGGTTGGCATTCTTAATTCTGTTGGGCTAGCAAACGGACTTTTGCCATTTTTTTTCCGTTCATTTGCCCATGATTCTGCTTTATCATATATCTCATCCGTAGGCTTTTTATCTGCCAAAAGGTGATTAAGTTCTTTCTTTGTCAGTGTTGGAACAATAAGCGGGTACTCTCCTTCATCGTTTCCACTAGATATTTCAGTTGCAGTGCGACCACTTTGGGTTGGCAATCCACCAAAATACCCTTTACCTTTAACTTCATCTCCAGAATTGCGAAGCCCATAAGGGGCCAACCCTTCTTTCCCGTTAAATTGTTTTAGTCCGGTCGCCATTACGTGCCTCCACCAATAAACATTTGCTGAGGCACAAACCTGAGCGTTGCTTTCTCACGGTCTTCACCAGCAGCAGTCTCAAAAGTCTCATCATAAATCTGCTTAAGCATCTGTATGCGAGGCATTAATTCAGGTACTTTTACCGCAATATGGTAGGCTAATCCAGATACCAAAGCAGGCAAAAAGCGGAAATTCATGTCAGCTACCTCTACACCAGAGCCAGCATCTTGTACTCTACGCAGTCTCCAGTAGACAAATTGGTATGTTGTACTGTTATCTGGCGTTGGCCATACAGTTACAGCAGGAAGCTGAGGTACAAATACCGCTGTTCCGTCTGCGTGAGAAGCCGCAGTTGTATTGTTTTGGGCTCTATATACCCCACCCAATACATTACCAGACACATATGTATAGTAAATATCTTCAGAATCTAAACGCATAAATCCTGATCCAGCCAATCCAACTATCGTATCTAAAGTAATTGTTGTATCTGTAGCAGATATTGCACCGCTAAGGTATGACTTTGTGGGGTTGGTTTCGCCAGAAAGCCGTTGAACCCATACTTGAATAGGTCTGGCTTGCTGTAATTTATTAGGAATAGTGGCATAGGTAGAAACACTAATACGAGTAATGGTCAAATCAGCCTGTGTAGATGCTGTATTCTGACCAGTACGTATTACATGTTCCATCAAATCAATAGTATCTGTAGGTAAAGCATAAGTAGCTAAACCGGGAGTCAGGTTGATTATTCCCTGCTCCATTGTCCACATATTGATACCTTTATTCTGCCATTCAATCGTCATTAGATTCATTGATCTACGAGCTGTCCGCAAATCATAACCAGTACGCATCTCTTTACCGGCACGTTCCCATGCCTCTTCGGCAATCTCTGTGAACTCCATGTTAAAGAGAGTAGTTCCGGTAGTGGTCATTTAGCTGTCTTTGCTGAATTAATAAATGCTTGCTGAGTTGGAGCGCCCTTGCTTCCGGGCTTCCTCATCTTCTCTTTAGAACCATTCTTTATGCGCTCTTGTTTAGCATGGATGTTCGCATAAAGTCCTACCTGTCCTCCTTCAGCGTATTGAGTAAAGTCCGTGTTATCACGACGAGCTTTACGTACACCTTTAGGCATTTTGCTTGGGCTTATATCACCCATACCACGAGAAGCCATCATAATTTAGCACATCTTTCCACGAGTTTTACCTCGTTGAGCAATACCGTCAGCGCGACGGGAAGCAGCCATACCACCAGAAGCCATCTTTGTATATGGTTTCATTCCTGCTGGTTCGCCTGTTTTAGAGAAAGACATGTACTTAGCAGTCATACCGCCCTTGGCTTTACCAACAACTTTGTTATATGCAGCCTCAGAAGCAGCTATGTCTTTAGCTGTTTTAACTTGCTGTTCCATTTCAGAACGTTTAGCGGGTGTGACATAGTCCTCATCGCTCTCATCAGTGCGTTGAGGATTGACAAACCCTCGACCAGCCCCAGCAGATTTAGTCATGATTAACTCCTAATTAACAGGCTTTTCCGCCCATTTTCATTTTGGTCATTCCACCACTTTTCATACCTTTGCCGCCAGCCATCTTGATGACTGTACCTTTAGTCTTACCTTTGGTAACTACACCGTCAGTAGTCTTACCTGTAGGTACTACGCCCATTTTACTTGGAGCAACTGATCCGCCTTTTGCCATCTTTTTCATATCTGACCCCTTAAAAGTTTTGCCTTTATCGGCACTTGCAAAATCTTTTCCCACAGATTGTGGTACTCCCGCTTTCTTAGCAAACGATGGCGAATGTGCAATCGCTTCCATGAAATTGTGTTGTTTCTTACTTACGCTTGGCATTATTATCCCCTTTGTCTAATAAGCTGGTCAATCTTTTCTTCCAACCTATTAAAGCGTTGGTCAATGTGATCTGTGATTCTTTCAACTTCTGCTTGAGTAACATTATCACGAGCTACCTCTTCACGGGTTTTGTTGAGCAAAATCGTTACACGAGATAACTCTCTGAACTTTTCATTCATAACGTAACCAATTACCCCAACCAACAAAGTTAAAACAGCAGACCAAATTGTATTGATATCAATCACAGATATCTACCTTTTGTTTTGCCACGTTGAGCTATACCGTCAGCGCGTTTAGATGCAGAGGACGCAACTTTACCGCCTTTTTTGTAGTCTTCGTTTGCACTGGCTTTGCCAGTAATCAAACTATCAGTATCAACACCACGGCTTTCTAGTTTATCTCTAGCCACTCCACCACTTGGATTACGAAAGCGACTGTATGGCGCATCTTTTCCTACGGTTTGTTCTTTACCGTAGTACATGTAGTCTTTTACTTTTTTGACATCAGCATTGGTTTGATCTTGGTCATACTCAGCTTTGGCTTTATCAGCCATTCTCTTGTTTAACTTTTCTTGATCTGCTGCGGTAAAACCGCCACCGCCAATTGTTATTCCACCCATTTTATTCTCCTAACATTTCCATCTTGAAAGAGCCGCCGCCTTGCGGGTAGGCTTGCCATTTTCGTCTTTCATAGGGCCGGGAACTCCCGACATACGAGCACAAAACGAATCTTTGCGTTTACCACCTTGTGGTTGTGGAGCCTTCAAGTTGCTACCTGTAGCAGCATTGTATTTGGCACGGCCTTTGGCAGTTAATCCCGCTCCCTTAGAAGCAGGTAATTTTTCACCACGGCCAATAGAAAGAGATGGTGTTTTCTTAGCCATTTACAACTTTCAATCTGGAATGATGGATATTTTCCAACATTGGCATAACAACCTCCTCACGGAAATTACGTTTAAATATTTCTTGTCCTACATGAGGAAGACTAATATCAACATCGATATAAACACTAAACCCCATTTGGGTAGCTCTATCGCAGAACAAATAGTCTTCGCCAACATATTTACCGTCTTTGATAGCAAAGTCAAATACTGCTGACATTTGTTCGCCGGGGCATTTCTCATACATCCACTCTGGATGAGCGTTTACCAATGCTTCAATAACGTGGCGTTGGATTAACATAAACCCAGTAGGCGCACGAGTTAAACGCATTAAAGAACCTTCAAACTCTAAGTCGCCGTTATCATCAAAATATACATCCGCAAAGAACTTAGCATCCTTAGCTCTACGTGGGTATGCACCAGCAGTAATATCTTTACCACCACTTTGAGCTACCAGACGTAGGATATCGTCAGCGTTAACAATTACATCAGCATCAATAAACAGAAGCTCTGTGCAGTCTGTCTTTAAGAATTCATGCACCAAGGCGTTACGCGCCATCGTAATGATTGAGCAGTTAGACAAAGCAGACAACGTGACAGATACACCAAGACTCATTGCTTTGGGCATTAACTGCGCCAGTGCAAATGCGGTCTTGATGTTTAGCTTGCCATCATAAGCTGGAATGCCTATGAAGAGCTTGCGTCCCATCAATGTTGCCTGTTTTGTTTCAGCCATAGAACACCGTTACGCCGTTTTGGTTTGTACCAGCAGTACCAAGTTGACAATAAATTCCAGTGTTAACTTTTATTCCTTCACCGGGAATTAAAATACTTGTAGTTGCCGCTTGACCAGAAGTAGTTGTTGCTGCTGTATCCAAAGAAAATATCCAACGACCACCAGCAGCAGTTTGTGTTCCACCCGTACCAGAAGTAATGGCGGCGATGTTAATGTCTTGTACCGTATATGTACTAGAGGTTAAAACGGTAACAACATAATTACCATTTGTGCCGTAACCGCCTGTACCAGAGGCAAAGGTCAGACCAATTTTGTCCCCAGTGTTTAAACCGTGGGATGCCAAAGTTACTGTAATTACCCCAGCAGAGCTACGAACATACGAAGTAATTGCAGTTGGAGTTGTAACCGTGTCAAAAATATTAATCGTACCTGCGGTAGTTCCGCTGGTGTAAATAATACCTTTTAAACGATTTGGGCCATTCACCACAATACCGCTAACGTTTAAGTGCCCGACTAGGACATCATATTGCATTGCCATAATTAATCTCCTTGTAAATAGGGGCCGAAGCCCCCTAGATTAATTAAGCCTGTGAAGGAGATGGTGACTGTGCGCCAGTCGAGTCTGCCACCGCATAAGCAATAGTAAACTGCACAGTAC